GTTTTCCTTGGCATATTTCAGCATATTGTTGGGGTGCTGGTAACGTTTTTGTTAACGGGAACGAGTGACTCGAAACCCGGGGCAGGGACGAAGTCCCTGCAGGAGGTGTGTGTCGGCTCGCGATACGCGCGCCTGAGCACGATGGAGGTGTGTGTCGGCTCGCGATACGCGCGCCTGAGCACGATGGAGTGTGTGTCGGCTCGCGCGCCGCGCGCCTGAGCACACATTTGTGTCGGCTCGCGGTACGCGCGCCAGAGCGCAAAATAGTAGGTGTCGGCGCGCGATACGCGCGCCAGAGCACAAGATGTGTCGGCGCGCGAGACGCGCGCCGGAGCACGAAAGAGCGGTGAGAGCGTTGAGTGAAGAGCGTTTTAGAGCGGATACGTTAAATACGGGACGTGGTTTTATTGCGCACGGGGCTTACGGACGCGACGGGATTTGGCTTTGATCGTCACACGCTTGCGCGACCCACTCGACAATCGCGACACGCGAGACGCGACAGATGGGGCGCGCACGCTGGGTGTGCGAGCTGGCACGCGCTCGCGTATAGTCACAGTGGCCGGGGGTTGCGGGCGAGTTTGATACGGTGAGAGCGCATCAGCAATGCCAGTGCGCAAACCTGTGAGGCCTGAACGCACTGCAGGCCACAACGTGGACGCAGCAGACGACAAGATTGGCAACAAGCCGCCTAGAGCGTTAGCGCTGGCTGGGAAAGCAGGCGCGAGTTCATTAGCAAGAAGGTAGTAAGCTTCAAGGGCGCGCGGGTTGAACATCGCTGCTGTTTTCGAGAATACGCGGTCGACGCTAGTAGGTCTTGGGATCGCTTCGAGGCCAATGAGTGACTTTATGAGCAGACTCGCGGGAAACGGCCCAGAAGTGCCGGATAGTCCGCGAAAGATGACCACACCGACATTGCACCGGTCGAGTCCCGTGTCGCCACACCATTCGCCGTTGCCGTACCCTGAGTTCACCCACGTGTCCGACTGGGATGTGTTGAGCGGTTGCAGGGCGGTCTCGCCTGCCGTGTCGTTGCTGCACGCAAACAGCACGTGGGGCCATTGCACGGTAGCACCTTGCGCTGCTGTGACCATAGTTGATGAGCTCATGGGCGTAGCGTTCCACGTCCCAAGTTGTGTTTCACAAGGTGTCGGCGCAAATGGTTGGACAGGGCCAGATAGGCGGATGGGCATGTACACGCCGTCCTTGGCGCGTCCGACGTAGGCATTACGACAAGACAAAGTTAGCTCAGCTTCACTGAGCGGGAGCGGCACGTAGTCGACGACGCCAGCTAGGTAGTACAAACCAGACGAAACAGTTTGTACGTCCCAATTTTGCCATCTTGAACTACGAATGTCGCACGGAAACTGTCCAGCATAAACTTCGCCTTGGTCGCTGACCGCAGCTGCGTTGAGTTCGATCGTATGTGAGCGGTACTGGCTCCGCATCGAAGCGACGTTGTAGGCTGGAATGCGAGGAGCAGCGTTGATGGGCGATCCACCTGTATAGGGTACGTAATTAGTATACCCGCTTGGTACGACGTTTGGTTGCAGTACACAAACACCGGTTTGAGCGCCCGCAGGTGGCAATCTCGTACCGAAACTAGTAGGCGCAGAGCCTGTACTAGATGGTGCGGTTGCCCACACTACGACGTTCTGATCGCCAGGAGGGAAGAACAGGTACGCGTCCCAAGAACCCGCACCCGGCGGGGCTTGGATCGTGCACCGGTAATTGTACTCCGGCCGAAGAACTTGGTTTGCACTGCAATCGGGTATACCGGGCGCCGGGCCTACTGTGGCTGGATCAAGTGCTTTTATGACCCAGTCGCGTCCTGGCCCGGTGACACCGATGGCCAATAATTTCTCTTCAATTTTCGCTTTCATGGCTAAAGGAGGGTGAGTCAAAACGTGGTTTTACTCTTCGCCTGAGCCACATAGTCGATTTCACGATCACAAATGTCACCGAGATCCACACGACACATCTCCTCGAGTAACGGGTGTGTGATGAGACACACTTCACCGTATTGCTCTAGGATGAGCTTTTCAGCTCGCGCGACTTCAGAAGTCGTGGTATTGTACCGTTTCAGGAACCAGCGTTCAAGATCGGGGTGCCCTGCCACTTCACACCCGTGGAATTTGTAACCACGAGAATTGTAAATCGGATTGACAGGGAGGTCGACGTATGGCGAGAGGAAAGCTCTAACGATCGGCACATGTTTGCAACTGGGCCACAACCCGAGAGCTACGCCGCGCCGATACGCTGGCAGAAGCCGTCGGGGCGGGGGTTTAACAGTCCACCAAAGCTTAGCTAACAAGCGTCCAGGTTTCGGAATGAACGCGTGTTTGCCTGCTAAGGGTACAAAAATGCCCGATATGAAAGAGGTGTCGTCAGGGCTCGCTAACTTGCGAGCCTCAGGTTTGATACCATACTCTTTCTCACGTTTCATCACTTCGTCAATGTCAAAGTCGTCGTACGCGGCAACGAGCAAGTCGTCGCCGGCAACTATGATTGACGCGCGGATGTTAAGCGAGTTGAAAACACAAACAGTAATCATAGCGTTAACAAGGGAATTCCCAAGTGTGGTGTCGCTATGTCCCGACTTGACTGTGCCAATCACCTCCCAAGATAGCACAGGACGGCGGGTTTTGTAATGTTTGTGGATGACTTTTACATCAACACACGCTTGCGCGAAGGCTGCGAGCGCGGGGTCGACCATCGCATATGCAGAAATGCGAAGGTCGGAGTGAATGCGGGACATGGTCGCGTCCCAGCATTTACCGTCGCGCTCGTAGTAGTACTTGGCGCCGCGCGCCACCACCTCATCCATCCATAACGCGATTTCAGTGGCATTCAAGCCGCTACCAAAAGTTATATCAGTCGTACCCATGGTATAACCACGGAGTTTCGACGTCATGACCTTCTGGAGCGCGTAGAATTGACCTCCGAATTCGGCTTGCGTTCGCAAGTTGTAGTAGTACTGGATGAGGCGGGCTTTGCTCGGATCGCTGCTGAGACACTCACGCTTGACGTCGGCTTGGCATTTCCCAGGGACAAGTTTTTCACATTCCTCGATACTCCGAAGGAGGGCCGCGCGCTTGGCGGCCGGCCACTTCGCGAGCCACGCTTCCCGGTTGTGCATAGGGTGCGCCCAGTACTCGGGGTAGATGCTGCGCATCATCTCTTCAAGCCATGGTCGGCACGCATTGAAATTGCGCACCGTTCGTGGCTGAGAGACGCCGTGGCGATTACACAAACCATTGTGAGCGTTGCAAGGTCATTTCGAAAGAACGAAACATGGGTGTATGATCGGGCCGACTGCGATCGCGCCATTGCCTGAGGGGCACTCCTGTCCGACGTCGGCGGGGAAGCTAGGTACGAAACCAAGGTCAATTTGAGCGCCGAGATTGCTTTCATCGCCGGGTCCAAGTCAAGAAGTGCTGGCTTGCGTCACCGTCATCTCCGACACACCAAAAGTGAGTGTGGGCCACGAGCTGGGAATGATTCGCCGTGCTTCATCGAGGACCAACGAGAGCTTGCGTCGCTGCACCATCCGAAGTACGTGCATAGATGCGCGCACAACGCGCGCAAACACAGCGGATGATGTGCTGACGATGAGGCACTTGATTGGTCTCCGCGCGACGTACATCGACCCAAGCAGCGATAAGGCAGCAGCCGTCCTCAACGCATCTGGCAGCCACGGGTGGATGTCCGAAAGGAACCGCACTTTGCCGTACAGTGACCGTGTGCCCCAGATTGACCGGCGGTAAGCGTAGTCGACGGACTGGTAGTGCGCGATGAAGTCAACGATTTTCTCGCGCACTTGGAAGTACTTACGTCCTCCCACGGCGCGTGCGATCGTGATCGTCGCAGCATCACTCACAGTCTTAAGATCGCCCTTCGCGAGGTCTTCTTGGTGTCGGGTGACTTGCACGCTGATTGCGTCTGCGAACTCACCACCTCCACGCTCGGGATCCTCCCAAGCGATCTCGGCGGGGGGTTCAGTCCAGAGCTCGGGGCGGACAGCAACGTACGTTGTCTCACGCCATGCGAGGTGCTCAGTCGTGCCAGCATAAAGAAGGCCGACGTTACTACCGCGCCACGGTTTGAGATTGTGTCGCAACACGACGCGCTGCCCGGCGTACTCCACCGAGATGAGATCATCGCGTCGACGCCAACTCAACGTCTTTGGGTTGGCTTCTTTGACCGTGATTTCACCACTCGCTCCCATGTTCACGGCATACGAGAACACTGTCACGACGTCCCCCGGGGTGATACGAGCCTCGACAACTCGCAACTGGTCGACATCGTGCAACGTGACGAAGAGAGGCGCAAGCTGATGGGCACAGGTCTTCGGTGCGGGGCAGTACGGCACAGCCGCGACGCACGCGCCAGTGAGATTGCACACGACGCGGTCGCGAATGGCTAGCGCGGCGAAATCCTGGGTGCGAGCAGTGCTCACCCAAGTCACGCGCGAGCGCTTTGCTTCGTTCCACACGCCGTAGTCGCCAATAGTGTTCGCAGGAGCTGAGCGCTCCGCGATCTTGAGCAACTGCGTGCGATACGGCGGTGAAGCGGCGGCGATGGCAATCGCTGTGACTGGGGGCGCATCAGCAGGCGAGGCTTTCTCGGAGGTGATTTTCGACGCTGCCGTCGCCAGCGCCGTCACCCCAGCAGAAAGCGCATTCGCCACGGCAGCCGTGGTTTCCTCGCGTGTCTGCGAGGAAGTCGGGCCAGGGGGAGGTGCGGCACGCGGGCGCCTCTGCGGGAAGACTACGGGGTCACTCGTGCCGTTAGCGCCACGCGCGTCCTTGCTAGGGACTGGTGCGGCAGTCGCTTCGACGGTACCTGCGCCACGCCCACGCGCGCGCCCTCTTCCACGTCCACGACCGGCGGCGGGGGCGCGGGTCG